GGTTATTAAAAACAAGTTCCAATACACTAATCAGAATTATGAGTCTTGGGGAAACAATGCCGATATTATGTCTGGAACGGTTGATTGCTTAGTTGCTTTCCAAAGACACACTCAGTTGAAAGGCAAAGAGAGCGAGGTCATTGCATCGAGTGAACACCCAGATACCATATTAGGTGGGCTTGACACAAAGAGAATGAGTGCCATGGGATACAATCCGCGTGATCGCCATTTGAAGATCACTAGGAAGAAACGCGGTGCAGATCCTGAGTTCGCACTGCAAACAAAGATTGAACTCAAACGTCCTAAACGGGAAAAACCCATCGCTGATGCCTTGCCAATCTGCTCATACCCATACTTGTACGCAAACGCTCATGATCCTGCATCTATCGCTACTGGTTTAATTTGGAGAGCTGCAATACAGAGAGATTCGTATCCAAAATGGTTCACCTTGATGGTGCGTCGCTACACACGTGAACTTGTGGCACGCATCGGAGTACTAGAGGTTGACTCTGTTAGTTCAGTCCCTTACTTACTAAAGAAGTCAGGAAAGACTGATGCACAGATTGAGAAATACTTAGCGGATTATGATGAAATTTTCAGTCCTCATGGGATTAATGGAGGAACCTGGGGTGAGCACATGGTTGTTGAGGTTTTCACTAAATTTGAGTCCTACCCTGCACTCAAGGCCTTGAGAAACATTTTTCCAAGGGACCAGGCAGCTCGTTGCTTGTGTTCTCCTGTCATTAATGCTGTTGCTAAACGCTATGTGAAGAAGACGTCAACCCATTGCAAAGGAATTACTGCTGACGAGAAAGCTGCCAGAATCGAGAGAGTCAAACGTAGTGGGCTAGCTGTGGCTGAAAATGATCACTCTGGGTTTGAAGCCTATCACACTGCTCAGATCATGCAGATTTTCTTCGATGAATTTGTTTACCCCATCGCCAGGTCAGTGCCAACAGCAAAATGGATGCTTGGATTGTGGAAGATTTGCATGATGGTCAACGTTTATAGAACTGGGAATGTCAAAGCTAGAATGTTAGCACGTCTGTGCAGTGGAGATGTCCACACATGGCTTGACAATAATTGGTTCAATGAATGTATTGACAACTGCATACGTGCTGTGAGTGCAATGTGCGTTGAGCTTGATCGTCACTCAGTCATGCACTGGAAGAAGTGGAAAGGTCCTGTACACATACCTCGCCTGTATGAAGCCACCAACAGTGGAACAGATTCTACTAACATGAAGTTGTTCTTGGATGATGATTACGTCATTGACTACATGTTAAAAGAGGCTGAATTCCCAAGTGATTTGAAGTTGTACGACGGAGATGACTCATTAGTGGCTGACCGTCACGAAGTTTTAAACTATGCCCCAAAGATCATGG